TTTCTTGAAATTTATAAACCCCTTCTCACTCTTAACAAAACTTGAAACATAAACTCCCCCTCTCTCAAGATGTGGTTTAATTTTTTCATACATACCTCCGAAAACACGCAATCTCATTGTATTAATCCCATCCCCTACTTTCAACTCTGCATATTTACTACCAGCATTTTTACCATTCTCAACCGTCAACTCTCTTTTGTGATCTAATATGAAGAAATAATAATCATCGTTATCAAAATTTATTATACTTTCAATTATTCTACCTGCTTTGTCTGCAAGGGTTTGTTTTATTTTTGACATCTCTTCAATCTTAGTAAGATCAAATCCTGCAACTTCTACAAACTCTGTGTGAATTTGTCCTGGGGTTGTCTCTTTATGTTTAGAGGTGTCTAATTTAGAAATCATACTCTCGTCATTCATATCAAATAACGCCATTTGATTTCCAGGCGTTTTCTTTTTAGCTCTCTTAGTTCTAAGTTCTACTAAATATTCTCTAGACTCTGACCAATCATCAAACATACCAACTTTTATACAAGACTCATATGCTTTTTTGTTGAATTTAGATAAGGGGAGATCAAAGAATTCTAATAAATTAACAGTACTTAAAGTTTTACCTATTTTATTCAACTCAGTCATAAGCTCAGTGTATGCAATTTCTCCAACACCATTGATTGCCGCAAATCCCATGGATATTTCTTTATCCCCAGTCATGGTCCAATTCCAACCTGAATCTCTAGAAGGGGGTTTTATTTTTATTCCCTTAGATATTGCTGAGGAGATTATCCCTGTCATTCTCGCTTCTTCTTTTTCTTTAGTAGTATTTTTTGGATGACTTAATAATGCAGTATAAAATTCAGTTGGGTAATAATGTTTTAAATATAAAGTTTGCATCGCTAAATATGAATACGAAAGTGCATGACTTTTATTAAATGAATATCCTAAATATTTAATTAACCATTCCTTAACTTTGTTTACATCAAACTCACTAAGCCCCTTCTTAAAAGCCCCCTCAACAAATATTCCCCAATACTTCTGGAAATCTTTATATTTCTTACCATACTTCTCTTCATTTGTCAGTGGTTCACCTCTAAGTTCTTTATCAATCAATTTCCCTGCTTTGTCCATTGCTCTTCTTAGCATATCACCCACTCCAAGCTCCATACCACCAATTTCTTTCGCTATGAACATAAGTTGCTCCTGAAAGATTAAAACTCCTTTAGATTCTCTTAAAATAGGTTCTAGTGATGGGTGTGCATAAGTTATACCATCAGGTTCAAATTTATTTGTAACATATTCTTCATGAGCTTTAATTCCCATAGGGCCTGGTCTATAAAGTGCATTTGCTGCAACTACTTCATTAAAGTTCTCTGTTTGCATATTCCTTATAAGCCCATTCATTCCAGGACTTTCAAATTGAAATATTCCCTGATTCATTCCAAGTCTAAGTTCAGCATATAAATTAACATCTTCGAGATCAACATAATCAACTTTATCTTGAATATCAACACCTTTCTTTTCTTTTACAAGTTTTATAGTATCTTTTATAACATTAAGAGTTTCTAATTTTAACCTATCTAGTTTTAATATACCAAGTGTAGATAAATCTTTTCCTGATTTATCAGCTTCTTGAAAAGCTGTAACAATACTTTTTTGCTTAGGGATTATATTTGTAGGTATGTGTTCCCAGCAAGCTGAGGGGGTAATTACAACCCCTGCTGCATGTTGTCCTATACCTCTTATTTGTCCTTGTAATTTAAGGGTGAAACTTAAGATTTTAGTATTTCTCGGTTCTGTAAGCCATGCTCTAACTCTTTCTGAACATTCTGGGTTTTGGGGCCATGTTTTAAACCAATCTCTTAGACTAATATCAACCTTGCTCCAATCTGGCATTTCTTTGGTGACAGCAAAAACATCTGAGTTAAACCCTGCATCTCCACCAAAAGCTCTAACTACATCTTTTAAACAACCTTTTTCATTAAATGTTGAAAATGTAGATACTGCTAAAATCCTCTCTTTTCCATATTTGTTAATTAGAAATTCATTTGTTATATGGTCAGTACCAGTTTCAAAGTCGATGTCAATATCGGGTGGTGAATTCCTTGTAGGATTTAAGAATCTTTCAAAATAAAGATCAAATCTTATTGGGTCAATTTTTGTGATATCAAGACACCAAGAGAGTAAAGAGCCCGCTGCACTTCCTCTAGCTGGGCCAATGTCGTGACCCTTAGACCTATAATCCTTAATTATTTCCCAATTAACCATAAAGTAATCTAGCATTTTTTTATCATCAATAACGCTAATCTCATAGTTTAAACGATTTACATATTCAGCAACTTTGTCATCGTCTATTTTTACAATATTATTTTCTTTGTATTTATTAAGTTTTTGTCTTAATTTAGCAAATGCTAATTTTGTTATAATTTCTTTTGTATCTTCTGTTTTAAAATAACTAGAAACATCTTCTGTAACTTCGTATTTTGGATATTTTTCTTTCCCAATTTCAAATTCAAAATTACATTTATTTGCAACAATTAACGTATTACTTAAACATAAATCTACAAATTCAGGACTATAATTATATTTAAATTGCTTATTAAATCTATGAAAATCTTCAGAATTTGCATAAAATAAACTTCTTACATGGAGTTTAAAACTTTCTCCAACAACACTATGGTTATTTATAGCAATTAATACATCTTGAAGTTCTGCATCTTCTGGAAAAGCATAATGGACATCACTAGTTAGAACTGGCATGACATCATGTTTACTTGCCATGTTAATTAACCATGCGTTAAATCTTTTTTGTGGTTCAAGTTCATTTATTTGTAATTCTACTGAGAAATTATCTCCTAATTCTTGTTTATATCTTACAAATAATTTTTCAGACTCAACCATTAATTTGTTATAATTACTTTTATCTGCAAAAACAAATTTAGCAAAAGGACTTCCTAAACATGCAGTAGAAACAAATAACCCCTCTTTATATTTAAAAAGTTGCTCAGATGTTATTCTTGGTCTTCGATAAAATCCCTCAGAAAAAGATAAATATAATAAATGGTTTAGGTTTTCATAACCCTTTTGACTCATTGCATAGACAATAAGATGACTATTCTTACCCTCCAACTTCTGCTCTTCCATCTTGCCTATATTGTCATTTATATAAATCTCAGAGCCAATAAGGGGTTTAACACCTGCTTCATTACACTTTTGATAAAACTCAAAAGTTCCAGACATAGTTCCATGATCTGTTATACCCATAGCTGGGTGACCATATTGTTTAGCAAGTTTAATATAATTATCAATACTACCACAGCCATCTAAAATACTATGGAATGTGTGTAAATGCAAATGGGCCATAGGCGCACCACGTCCATCATCCTTTCTTTTTATTTGTCTATGGATAATTGTGCCATCTTCATTCTCAGTCTTTACTTGAGTTTTCTTTATAACTAACTTATCAAGATTTATTTGATTACTCTCGTTATCCATTTTTTTACACTTATTTAATGCAAAACTACAAAAAAAAATCGGAACTTGTTTAAAATTCCGATTTTTTTTTAAGAATAATCTCCTCTATAATCTTGTCGTTGCTTTGTTATTGAGGCTTTTAAATTGATTAATTTTTTTCCTATATCAACAGATTTATTTCTAATTTTTACTCCTCTGTGCCTTTGTTTGTTTTTTAAAATGTAATCAATTAATTCATTTTCAAATTCTACACATAAAGATTTACAACTTCTCCAACTATCTCCTATATTATGATTATCACTCATTTTTACTTTCTTTTAATAGATTATCAATTCCAGCAAAAAGTTCAGTTGTTTTATTTAACATAGATTCATTATTCTCAAGAAGTCTACTACCCACATCCTTTGGAGTTTCTTGCGTTCTTTCAATATAATATTAACATCAACACCATCAAGTTTAATTTGAATTTTCTCCATTAAATTTTTAGTATCTCTTCTAACTTTATTAGAACTTTTTATAATACCACTTTCTTTTTTAGGTTTTTCTACTTCTTCCTCAAGAAGTTGATCTATCAAATTAACGGACCTTTTATCACTTTCTTTTAATATTTTAAGTAGTTTAGATTCTGCAAGTTCTTCAGCGCCTGCTTCTGGAGCACCTACTTCACCACCTGCTTCTGCACCAGCATCAGCACCCATATCACCACCAGTGTCTCCAAAATCCATACCTGCACCTGCATCACCTGCTCCACCAAAGCCACCTCCGCCAGCACTCATATCACCACCTTCTTCTCCTTCAGGTCCCGCTGCCGCTAGTCTTGCTGCTGCTTCAGGGTCTTCAAATTTTTCATCAAGTTCATCAAATAAACCGATTTTCTTATATGTTTCTACAGCACTTTCAATTTCTGCAAATAATTTCTTTTCTACTTTTTTCTGTTTTAAGATATGCTTTATTTCATATTTAGAAAATCCTAAAATGTTTTCCATCGCCCAAGTATAAGATGTTGGAGATGTCGCTTCAGCACTAAATAATTCTTTGAAAACTTCTATCCTAGCTTTCATTGTTTCCAATTTAAGCAATTCTTGTTGGGTAGAAGGGTTAGTTAGTGTTATTTTAAAATTATCTAATGCATCCTCAAATCCAAGGAAGTATAAGTGAACATTTGCAACTCTTCTAAGTTCTAATAATACCGCCTCTTGAATTGAATTAATTGTACGTGAAAATCTAAGATCAGTTTGTGATAATGTACTTCCACCTGGAAGAGCTTCTGAATAATTTAAATAACTCTTAGGAACTTGAATTGCTGCAAATAATTTATTTTGCAAATATTCAATATCTTGGATTTCTCCTAAATTAGAGTTTTTAGTAAACACTCCACAAGAAAGAGCAAAGTTATGAAAATTATGATATTTTTCATTTCCATCAATCGTAATTGTTCCAGTATCCATTTTTTCTTCTAAAAATTCAATAGAAACTATTTTATGATTATAACATTCAACTTTTTCTTTAAAATCTCTGAAATTTTCATATCCAAATTCTTTTAACATTTTACACAAATTGTTATGAGTAAAATTACTCATTTTTTTCATTTGTTTATTGCCCTCATTTAATTTTGAAAATTCTCTTATAAACCAAGAATTATCATTATTAATCTCTCTTAAAATAGCAACAGAATCTACTTTGCCCTTTTTATATAATTCAACAATAAATTTTAACAATTCATCAGAATATTTGTATTCCTGTTTTTCTTTTATTACTTCTCTAAGGTTTGTTGTCTCCCATTGTGAACTTGCATATCTAGATTGTCTTTCTTTAAATTCTAGCTTATTTTGTGAAATTTTTAAAGATTTGCTTGTTTTTTTATAAAATTCTTTTTTAAATTCATCATCTTTCAATAATTCTTGAAGTTTATTTGAACCTTCTTTAAAATTTATTTTACTAATGTTAGTCCTTACTTCTCTTTCTTCATCAGATAAATTATTGAAATAATTTTCAATACCATTTTTAATAGAATTATTATGACTTGTTTTTTTATCTACACTTCTATTAGCGTAATACTTTTTTCTTATATTATCAAGTCTATCAATAACATCTTTTTTAAATTCTTCATCATTATCAAATTTTTCTAACCATGCATCTACTCCTAATTTTGACCATTTTTCAATATTGTCAGAATGAAATTCATAATGGTCATTATTATTCATAAAACAAAGATTTTTTGGATTATTACAATATCTGTTAAAATTTTTATGATGTATTGTATTTTTATCTTCATTTAAATATTTTTCATTATAGATAAATTCTTCATGTTCATTAATATTTTTAAAATAATTAGCAATTATTCTATGAGTATACTCCCAATTATTTTTACTATGGTCAAATATCATCTCATAGTCATTTCTTTTTTTATCATTTTTTGCTACTGACTTAAATTTTTTATTAAATGACCATAATGACTCACCAACAAATAAATCCTTTGCTTCTTTCTCTCCATTAATCCTAGTAGGAAATTTATGATCTGGTGTACAAATAATTTCTTCTCCATTATCTAATGTAATTTTTAAAACTTGAGTATTTTTTCTTGTGACACCTGCCCATGAAATAACTCCAGGAACAATTTCTCCAGTTTCAGGATTTATAGAATAACTCCAAAGTTCATTTCCCTCCTCAAATTCTTTTATTATATCTTTTAATTCTAAACTCCTTCCGTCTAAAAGGTCAATTTTTGTATCTAAAGATAAACAAGCACCTGGCAATGTTTCAATTTTAGAAGATTTATCACCCCTAATTGGAATATAATAATCTTCAGTAACATTTTTAGGATCGAATTTATAATTCATATTACCAGTTCTCTGGTCCACAATAGGCTGTTTTTTAAGAGCCATTTGAACTTTTGATACATAACCTTTAACGTCAGCATCTGGTAAATTTCCAACTTCAATATAAAATACCCTTCTTTCTGGAGCTCTAGTAATACGATATACAAGCATAGCGTCTTCTGCAAGCTGTAATTGCTTCCAAAGTTTTCTAGCTGGATCGAGCATTGAATTATGTACTACTATACCATTTGCATAAAAATTATGATTATCATTCTCAACATATATATCAAATACATCTTCTTCTATTTCTTGTTTTTCTATTGATATTAATGGTGTTATAATAAAATTATCATCATTTCTTTTTTTAATATCATATTTTTTAATTTGACTAATTTCAGAATTAAAAAAATATATATAATAACTCCTTTTTGTTTTAAAAGAATCTCCCCAAATTTTAGTTACTTCTCTATCTCTGCTACAAATTTTTCCAACTTTTATTCCAAGCCTTTGAAGTAATGTTTTAACATCTTTAATTAAATATTCATTTGCTAATTCTAATGAATACCTTATACAATCCCATTTATCTATGTTTTTAGAACCATCTGCGTCCATTATACCCTCAATTAAAGACTTTTGAATTTCTTTTGAGGCCGTGAATATCCATTTTGGTAGTCTCTTGTTGTAAACATTACCTGAAAACCCATTATTTTTAAACACCTCATTTAACATCTTAGAATTAACTCTTGCTTGAGAAAACTCTAAAATACCTTTTTTATTAGCAGGTTTAATAAATTTAATTTCTTTTCCAGAAAATTTTTCTAATAATGTAATATACTTTTGATTAATCTCATCGTCAACCCCAAGAGCTATATCAACAGAATTTTTAGCTAACCACCCATCACCAAGCATAAATCCGAAAAGTTTTGCAAACTCTTCGTCTACATAATCTGGGATTAAGTCAATATCATTTCTGTAGCCATTAAAATTTTTAGAGTCGTCAAAACTCTTGTTTATTTTTATTTTATTATTTGTGCTTACATTTTTATCAACAACTAATAAATCTTTAACATTTAGATCACATACATTTTTATAAACAAACTCATCATTATCACAAACTAAAATTTTATGTTCCTCAGAGGTTTCTATTTCATGGTGTTTTGTTCTTATTTTAAAAATTTCTTTTTTTCCAGAATGTACCACATCTAATACTTTGGTTTTTTCTTTTTTGTGTGTTTCTGTATTAAATGAAAATACTGAGTCTCCTTTTTTAATATCTTTTATAAATTTAACCCCATCTTCAGTTTCAATATATGTATCATATTTTAAACATCTTCCATAAGGAAGTTTCTTTGTATCTTCAAGAAGTCTAAAATGTGCAATCTGCCATTCTTCGAAGTAATCTCCTGTAGTTTCCCAACGGAATCTTACTGAGTTTGTAGTTCCATCATATCCCTCTTCTCTATGAGTTTCTTCCGCAGGCAATGTTTGGAAATCATATATTCCAACATCTTTATCAATAGTAAGATATACCATATAGTCACCATACTTAATTAAATCTCTTATCCAAAGTCTAAGGTTAAATTCAATCTGAAGTACATTTCTAAATAAATCTTCTAATACATTTTTTACTCTGTCATTTTCTGAATATATTTCAAGAATATCTCCATTTTCTCCCCTGGTTAAACATTCATCTCTCATGATATTTAATGCAGCTGCAATTTCTGGAGAATTATCCATTGCTCTAAAATCTTGATAAGCTGAAATTCTGTCTGTGTCAAAATAAACTGTTCTTGTATATAAATCATGAGACATTTTATGAACCTGCCAATCAAGAAAATCTTGTTGCATTGATTCTACACCCTTGGTTGGGTCTAATTGAGGCATGGCCTGAGCTGGCCCCATTGTACCTGCTACGGTACTTGGATTAGGCGCTTTTCTATTACCTTTAATTGCGTTTAAAACACCTGAAAATACACTGTTGTCTGCCATAATTTTTTATTTTTTTTAAATATAAATATTTTTGTTTTTAAACTAAATAGTTATCCCATTAACCAATTTACATCATCAAAATCATCTTCTTCATTTTGAATACTATTTTCTGTGAAAAGAAGCACATCTGCTGCACCTTCTAAAGCTTCTTTATCTACAGGAAGGCGATTAGTACCATCACTATATCCTATGGCATCAATCATATTTTTATATAATTCTTGAGTAGCCGATGCATTTTCAAAATCAGTATCTCGAATAAATAAACCAATTGCAAGTGCAAAAATTAAATCGTCATTAAAACCCTTTTCTGCTTCTGGTCTATCTCCATTTTGAACAAAATTTCTAAATTCTGCAAGACTTCTTTCTCCGTATAATTTTAAAGAGCCATCTCTAAGATGTTTTGTTAAATTATTTATTACAAGAGGTCTAGTTCTTTTTGTTGTTTGGAATCCTGGTATATCTTGATTTTGATTAACTTTATAATCATAAGGTCTTGCAAAGATATCCGCAACAGACTTGCAGAAATGCATTCTTTCATAATTCATCTTTCTATTAAGATCAAGAGTTGTAGCTATTCCATGATTATTTGCTTCTATTGCTAAATAAGCATAATTATAAATTCTACCTATCCTATTAATTAAAATAGCAAATAAATCAGGAGGAATTTTATCTTGATATTCCCCAACTACTTCTAATTCGTCAATATCAATAATATGAAGAGCTGAATAGTCATCTGCGCTTCCACTAGCAACATCACCCCCTATTACATATTTATGCCCCTTTTTTGGTAATTTAAAAATCTTAAAGAGGGTTTCATATTTTACGAAATCTTTTCCTGGTTCATTCCTTACATCAAAATATGAAATGTTTTTTAAAACATCTTTATATTCGTCTGTTAATAATCTTTGTTCATATTTTCTTATTAATTCACTTTCTATGGCTAATCTTTTTGATCCTTCAAATGAAAGATCAAGTTCTTGAGCTATAGAAACAGGGTCATTATGTAATCTTTTACATTCTTTCTCATACCAAGGACTCCAGAAATATTTCTCACCATTCATCCTTGTTCTTTGTTCTAAACCTTCTGATGCAAATGGATTCTGTGTCCAGTGAACTTCTGAAGTTACAAACTCAGCTTTATTACCGTCCTTTTTAGCTTGAAGCCATGTTTTATGATAAAGATTACCTGTACCATTTGGTGTAGAAATCATAATACATTTACCCTGAGTCATTGAAAGAGCTGTACCAGCTGCTAACCAAATAGCATCAATATCCTTAATAAATGCAGTTTCATCAAGAATCAACATAGTAGGAGAATCTCCACGACCTGCATTTGGACTACTTGCCTTAGCTTCAGCATAAGATTTATTCGAGAATTGTATTTTCTTTTGATTTTCTGTTGTTATTTCTTCTGGGCGTAACCATTCAGGAGTTTCATGGACGAATTGCTTAACAGTCTCCAAGAAACGAACAGCCCCTACTCCATCATTTGCAATAATAAGAACTTTCTGATCTGGTCTAAACATTATAGTCCATGCAACATATGCAGCTGTAATTACAGAAAGGCCTGTATTATGAACAACTAAACCGTTTATTAAAAAATTTTCATTTTTTTCTACAGATATATCATAAGTCTCTAATTTTTGTGTTTTTTCTATTTTTTTAATAATAGGATTATCTTTAACATTATGCTTATAATTTTTACAGATTTCATAATGTTCATTATTAATTTTCTTATAAATCCCTATCTCTTCAATAAACTTAATTGCACTTTTTGAATGTGTTATTCGTAATTTGAAAAAAACATTCTTTTGCAATTTCATATTTTTAACTTCGTAAATATTACATTTTATATTAAATTTTTTAAGAAGAAATTTCACCTGTTCAAGAAACAATTGACTTGGAGATGCTATACCTAGTTCTAATCTTTTACTATTTCCTCTTTTATATATACTAACCCAGCCATCTCCCGCAAACATTCTATTTAATAATAAAGAAATAGATTTTTTATCCCATTCATTAACCTCGGTTGGTAATAATTTTTCTTCCGTTTTTTTATTAGCTATTTTTTTATTTTCACACCATTCCATTACAGGATTAATAGTACTACTACCATGTGATTGATGTGGATAATAATCAAACCCTTTTAATTTTGGAGATTTTCTTACCTCTAATAATGGAAATAAAACATTTACACTTTTTTCAAATTCATCTAGATAATCTAAATTGTTATTTGTAAATTTCACTTGCTTGTTTGTACAACCATCTGTAATCAAATAAGCCAATAGTTTTATTTCATCCTCATTTGCGTTTATTTTTCCAAAATCTATATTGGCATCAATTATTTCATCACCTTTTAATAAATCTTTTGCTTTAACCCACCCTTTATCTTTAACAAGAAAAGGATGATTTTCTCCAACTTCAAAATTTCTAGTGTCTTGTAATTTAAATTTCACACATTGCCTAATTCCGCTACACCAAGCATCTTTAATTTTATCACTGTCAACTTTTGCTTTTTCTATATTATAAGAATAAACACTATCACCAATTTTTAAGCTTTGAATTGCTTTGGGTCCTTCTGGAGTATCTACAAAAGTATTTTTTGGTAAACACTGTCTACTTTTTAAAATTATATTATTTTGATTCTCATGAAATTTCCTTACACACTCCTCTTGATATGTAAAACACTCCATAGGAAGAACACGTTTTTCTCTAGCATTGAAAACGTGTCCATAAGTGTTTAAAAAATATACTGGGTCTAACGCACATTTTAACCACTCCTCTTTTTGTCTTTCTAAATTAAGATCACTCATTTTTTTTATATTCCTACATAAACTACAGCATCAATATCAGCATCCGCCACTATCCTATAAATATCTGAAACATAAATTACATTTGTAACTGCATTTTTTACTGTTATTTGATAAGTTCCATAAGTATCAGCTGACCAATTTGCCATAAAAATTCCATATGCTGCATCTTTAAGTTCATAACTAATTGTTGTTGCTGTACTCACTTCA